GCCGCAAAAGGCAAGGTTTACTATCCCTGGGTGCGGGACTATGGCGATGGCAGCGATGGATACGCCGGTTGCTACGGCAAGGCGTTTGACCGGCTGCAATGCCGGATTGTGCAGGTGTAACATGACTATCACAGAAATCATAACCATAGCCGTTTCGGCTGCTATGTCGCTGGTTGTAGGCGGTTTTCTGCGGCACGTGTCCAAGGCTTTCAAGCACATCAGGGGCGATTTTCAGACGCTGAAAGATGCGCAGCGGGATTCACTGCGGTATCAGATAGTCCAGGCCCACGACTATTTTGTGTCGCAGGGGTGCATCGGGAAATACTCGCTGGACTGCATCGAGGACATGTATGCAAGCTATCACAAGCTGGGCGGAAACGGCTTTATCACTGGAATCATGGCAGAGGTTCGCGCTCTGCCGAAGAAATAAGGAGTGTTGTAAATGAAAATCAACTGGAAAGTACGCATCAAAAACCCCGTTTTCTGGGCCAATTTGGCCGCCGCAATCATCCTACCCATCCTTACCTACCTGGGGCTTAATTGGTCGGACATGACCACATGGGCGGGTCTTGGAGGCGTCCTCCTTGAGGCCGTCAAAAACCCGGTGATTCTGGTGGCCGTGGTGATGTCCGTATGGAACCTTATCAATGACCCGACTACCAAGGGGCTGGGAGACAGCGAGCGGGCGCTTGGATACACGGAACCGCATAAGTAACATAGAGAAAGCCGGGCGGGGATTACTCCTCGTCCGGCTTTGTTGCTTTATTTTGAATCTGGGCTACAATTTTACCCACAAGGGAGTTTGCAATCCTTAGAAAGGGTTGCAATAATGAGGGGGACGCAATACAATTCGAGACGCTTTTTACTTTTCATTTTTTGACACCCCTGTGAGGCACGGAACATTTATCGCGGCCAACCGTCTCTTTGTTTCATTGATGGATTTGAAAAGCACTGGTTGAACGACAGAAGCCCACACCCTCATGCGCTCCTGTATCTCTAAAATGCTTTTATTCATTACGCTCTCTACCCCCATTCTTTTTCCTCCAATCTTTATATTTGCCGCTCTTCACCCGCCTATCTTCTGGCGGCTGCGTGTCGGCTGGTATGGCCCACTGGTTGCCAATCTTCACGGCGGGGATTCGGCCTTCAGCTATAAGGCGTCGGACATTGCCGGTATATAACCCGTGTTTTTCACAGAACTGCGTGACGGATAGATACTCCATTGACTTTTCCCGCCTTTCGTGGTATATTAGGTGTAGGCAAGGGGCGCTTTGGTGTTCGCCTTTGCTATCTGCTAGTCCTCACGCTGTGCAAGAGCGTGGGGGCTATTTTACTTTAACGGCATTCACCGCTAAGAGCAGCAGCAGAGCAACCAGACAAATTATGTACCGGACAACCCTTTTTCGCATTGGCCTCACCTCCCTTCTGTCGGAGGTGTGCGCCCCTTGACTACGATATTATTATAATACGAAATCGTTTAAATGTCAATAGCTTTTTCAAAAATAAAAAAGAAAAAGCGGGTAGGGTCTAAACCCTATCCGCTATCTTTTGTACAAAACCGAACACGCTACAATTTATAAGTAAAATGTTCGCCTTTGTTTCATTTGGTGGAGACGAAGAGGATCGAACTCTCGACCTTACGGATGCGAACCGTACGCTCTCCCAGCTACTCCTGCCAGATATGTGAAACCCTTGATTTCAAGCCGTTTTTTCCGTCCCGCCGCCCCGTTGAACGTACGGATTTTGTTCTTCTGAAGGTACGGTTATTATACCACATATTAAAGGAGAAAGCAAGAAATAATGCGGGTTTACAGCGATTTTCTTTAGAATAAAAAGAGGGCTGACAGCGTGATAACTGCCAGCCCATTTTATACGGGTTTGTTAGGGTACATAGGGTATTTTTTTAGGAAAATTCCGCCGCTTTCACAAGCTGTACCCCCGGTAAAGAAAATGCTCTCCCGGTGTGCAGGAGAGCATTTTCTTTAATGGATTTTATCCCTTTTGATTGTCAGCCATACAAGGATTAGGGCCGAAAATACCATTACTATAAAGCAGAGATAAAGTAAATACTGATTATCTCCCGTTTGCGGCGGAGGCGTTTTTTTTGCAAAAGTAATGCTTAAAACAGAATCGCCTGTGAGTTCTGGTAAGGTAAGAGTATCGCTCTGGAAGTTCTCCGTCATTGCTTCGCCGTTATACGAAACCGATTCGATTTCATAATCAACGGCGGGAACGACTCTAATAGCTGTTTTTGTATGCCGTTTAACCGATATTGTTGTTGTCTCCGAAAAATGCTTTTCTCCAATCTGCACCTCGCCTTTTCCGTCAATTTCGATTTTCAACAAAAACTCTGACGGAACAGTTGCGGTTAAAATTGTGTTTTGAGCGAAAGCAGTCAGCGGCATACAAATGGACATTACGAATGTAAAAAGCAAAGAAATATAAATCCACTTTTTACCCTTATGTAGTCTCATTCTGCCACCCACATCATTTTTACGGTTCGGAAACAACGACTTCTGCGGTAAAGGTAATGGTGCTGGAATATTCTCCCGCAAGTGCTTTGCCCCAATCTTCACTTGAGATGATTGTTTCAAGGTGTTTATCAGTCACATTATAATTGTTAGTTTCCATTCTAAACTCTTGTGCAACAGAACCGTTGGAATAGCCGCGGAAGGTGAGAAAATCACCAGAAGACACCGGAAAACTAAAAGGTGAGTCGCTGGGGCCACCAATAGTAAAGCTCTGTTTAGCGGCTCTATGTACAGTGTACGGAATAGTTGTTGAAACACCGTCAGCTTTGAAAGCTTCATAAGTAAGGGTAACCTGTAAATCTTTTCCATCGGCAAATCCTGCTGAATCTGTTACCGTTACATTACCGATATTTGCTTGGGTTTCCCCAAACGGGATTTCTTGGTCTGCTGGAATATTCAGCGTGTAGGTAGCGTCTGGTACCGTTGTGGTTAGTAGGGTTGTGTTTTCCGCCAAGGCGACGGTTGAGAAAGAGCAAACAAGGGACAGGGAAATTGCGATTGCCAGAAGTTTTTTCATGGGATTTCTTCCTTTCAGATTTTTATTTTGCCCGAAGCGTCAGCTTCGTTTCGGCACCATTTAAAGGCGTTTTTTCCTCGTCCATTTTAAAACAGGAGTATTTCAAAATGGCATTTGGATAGGTTCCCTTGGATAATTCCTGCGTTAATACAATGGGGGAGGAATTGCTCCCCGGTTCGATATAGTCGGATTCCCATAATAAAGTACCGTCATCCAAGTATAATGCAATCACAAAATAGCAAGTGTTTTGCGGAGGATTCTTGAGAGCAACGTCTTGTATTAAAGAATCTGCTTTTAATGTTAGCCCTTCATATCCCGGAATTGAAATAGAATCCTCATTCTTTTCAATAACGGTACTATCCTGTGAAACATTGTCCCCTTGCTTAATAGCCGGAGCATTTTGCTTGAAAAAAACTATCCAGATACTAATGCACAAAATGATAACAGCAATAAGGAGTAACACTAAAATAAAGGTGCTGCTTTTTTGCTTTGAATGTTGAGCTGTTGTTTTCATTTTCTAAACCGTACCCGCTCCTTATAGTTCATTTATGAACGCCAAAGACTTTGCTCCAACTTTCATTTTCATCTCTCATACAGCGTTTACATCTGGTAATGTATTTTTCTGTTGACTGTTTGATTGCTTCTAAAGATGGAAATTCCTTGTAATTTTCGGTATTCATTTGACTTTTGCAAGGGCAACCACTTTTGTGAACTTTCCCAGTTCCTATGCTGAGAAAATATACTCCCATACTCTACCCGCTCCTTAACTTTTATTTCCTATGCGGCGTCCTGGCCGCAGGGATCCTATAATAAATACCGTTCTCAAAGCGAAAATGCTACAAACATAAAAAGTTTTATTTTTTTGGAGTATAGTTGTTTACGGCGGTTTGGCCGCATAACAGTCTTTACTATCATTATATCAAATATTTCCCAAAAATCAACACTTATGGCTCTATTTATACTTATTACTATCTTTGATTTTACAGCTATCACTATCAAAATTAGTTTGAGGTGATAGTAATGAGTGTTGATTACAAACTTATAGGCGGTAGAATCAAAGCAAAGCGAAAAGCCGCAGGAAAAACACAAGAACAGCTTGCCGAAAAGCTATCGGTTACGGTAGGTTATGTTAGCCAGATAGAGCGAGGCGTTACCAAAATCAGTCTGGATACCCTTTCGGAAATTTGCTCTATCTTAAATTGTGATATGTCTTTTTTTATTACGGGAACGGCCACGGGAGAAAACGCCTATTTGCAGGAAGAATTGATAGAGAAATATTCTGCTCTCACGCAAACACAAAAGAAAACTATATTAGACTTTATAGATGTCCTTATCAAAAACAGCGGAGACAAAAATTAGAAAAAGCAGACAGGCGGAAACCTGTCTGCTTTTCGTTATACCTCTGTATCGCCTAAATAGGCTTTACACCGTTCAATAATTCGGTTGTATCGCTCTCTGGGGCTTACTCCTTTATCCAGCATTTTCTTTATTTCGTTTTCTATTCCCTCTACGGCGGCCGGGCCGCACTTTTCTTTTACTTCAAGCCCCAAACGCTCCGCATATTCTCTTTCCTTGTCACTCACCCCGCCGCCGTTATCTATCTTATCTATGGGTATATATGTATTTATTTCTTTCTCTATTTTGGGAGATTCTGTTCCCGCTCTGGGAACCGTTTTCCCGCTCTGGGAATTTCGCAAATTCTCCACTTGCGGCCCGCTCCCATTTTGGGAAGTGGTGTAAAAATAATAGACGTTGGATCCGGGGGACAACGGCACAAGATAATGCTTTTCTATCAGCCCTTTCACCGCTCTGTCATAGGAACCGTTGCTCGTTATCCCTTGCTCTATCAGATAGGAGCGGCTGAGTTCTAATTGATAGTCAACCTTGTTCGCCGCCAGATACAAGTATAGCTTGAGTTCGCTTCCCGTCAATTCCCGCATAGCTTCATACATTTCCACTTTCGACAGCTTCAGAAAGTTGCGGTCAACCTCTGTTTTCTTTATGCGTATGATTTTTTGATTTTCTACCGACATTTAACCACCTTTCTAAAAATACTCCACCTTTACATATATGAAAACCGGCGGGCCGCCCGCAAGGTGGGAACGGGCAACAGTGTGTAGCTATCACACTTTCGCCCGCCGATTTTATTTGCTGATAAACTGTTCGATTCGTTCTAACTGTGTATTGCTCAGTTCCCGCTCCTGCTTTAACCATTGCGTGATAAGAGAGACAAACAAGCCGGTTTTTCTGGCAATCCAGCTTTGCGGGCGTTCCTCCCGCTCCATCCAGTCAAGCACGCTCTTTCGCAATCGGATATTCCTTTCTTCAATGCTGTTCACTCTCTCACCCCTCTATGGACAATCGGACAGCGATTTTCGTCAATCATCCGTTCCAGTTCGTCCAGTATCGGCTTGCTGATGTTCGTTTTCTCCTGTAACCATAGAGTTATGAGAGAGTTCGACACATTCAGCTTTCTGGCTATCCACGAATGGGTGCGTTCTACCCGCCGCAGCCACACGGGGAGTAATTTCCGCACGCGTTTATTTTGTTCTATGTCTATGATCTTTGGCATGATTGACCTCCTGCCCGCTCTCAATGATTTATTTAGTGTTGCCGTTAAGGAGTGGGGCAAGACAACACTTGCCCCGGTCTATGGTAATGGGTATAGATAAAGTTTTTTTCGGCTAATAGTAAGTGGATTTTTGCGGCGGCCCCTCTAAATTTTTCGTTGAACATTCAAAATTCGGCTTTCGGGTATGCTCTGGCCGCAAGGTGTTTTTGTAGGGAAATAAGGTTGCTTTTTTCTCCTTTGCGGCTGGGCACCTACCCGGAATTGACCCGCTCCCCCAGAACAGACGGCTTTACGGCGGCCCCACCGAAAACATGGCGGTTCCTTATGGTGGGGCCGCCGTAAAGAAAACAGTTCCCCTTTTTGTGCTGAACCCCCTCGGGGGCGTGCGTGCGTTAGCACGCACGGGGGGCGAGTGTGTCCGATTGTATGAAATACGGCGAATTTCACCGAAACTCACTGTATTTTATCCGATTTCAAGAAAATCCAGAGAGTTAAAGAAAATTTTCTTGAAATTTACTGAAATACGCTGAATTTCAGCATATTTCATTTTGTTTTCTTTTATCTCCTTGAAATTCGACAAAATTCAAAGAAAAATGGCAAAACGTGGTTGATATTCACACTTTATTGTGCTATTATACAATCGGAATCAATAATTGTGAAAGGATGTTGTGAAAATGCGTATTGTTATTGACACAGAAGCCAAAGCGATTGTTGTCCCGGAAAAGTATTATTTGACTATCGACAAAATGAACGAGATTGTAGACCTGACGGGCGGAACCAAATTAGACTATACCCAGTTTATCAAAGACCAGTTTGAAGCCTGTATAGGCAATATCAAGCGTCCCTCGGATATTGTGAAGCCCCGCCCCAAGGAGAAGAAAAAGAAGATAGAAGCCGACGCAAAATAAGGGGGCGGGAATATGGCTCGGAGAGTGACCCCGGCGGATATTATAGAATTTCACCGCTTGTATACCAAATACGGAACCTATGCGGAGGCGGCCAGATATACCGATTTTTCCGCTTCTACCGTGCGGAAGTATATCAAGTTGGGCAACGTGCCGAAAGCGGTCAATCAGACGTGGGAGGGGCTTATGACCGCCGCCCACGGCCCCGCTCTGAAAGCTGAATAAAATGGACGAGAGGACGGCCAGCAAGAAAACGCTGACCGCCCTCTTTCTTTATCTCATAGCGATTTTTTCTTTCGGTTGATTCATTTTTGCCAGTGGCGAAAATTCGTCGTAGTTCTTAACCAAGTCTGCGTTAAAGCTGGCACAATAATGTTTTGTTGCGTCCAGCGTGGAATGCCCTAACAGCTTTTGGAGGGTGAACGCATTGCCGCCGCAGTCCAGCAGATACTTTTTACAGAACGTGTGCCGTAAAGCGTGAGTAGAACCCAGTTCAACCCCACGTGCCCGATTATAACGGCGTATACTCTCCGATAGGCTGTCCCGCTCTAACTGCGTATTGTTTTCGGTGGGGAAAACATAGTCCTGCTTTTCACCGCCACGCAACCCTAAATACTCTTTGAGTATACCGCCCATTCGTGAAGAAAAAGGGACGGAAAGAGCTTTTTTGTTTTTGGTATGGGAGAAATGAATCATGGAATTGTCAAAGTCAATATCTTCTATTTTCAGTTCCCGGACAGTTCCGGCCCGACAACCGCAGTCCATTAACAGATTGATAATCACCCATGTGCGATAAGTAGCAAAGTTACAGCTTTTCAAATTCGGCTTTTTCAGCAGGCGTGCCAATTCATCATCTGTATAGGTCTGCTTTTGTGTTTCCGGGGCCTTAAAGGCTTTCGCATGAATATGGCAGTATCCCGCTTCATTCGCCCAATTCAAGAAAATAACCACCGCACTGGTGTAGCTCTGAATCGTGCGGGGGGCTACTTCCTTTTGCCGCAAGGATACAAAGTATTTTTCAATTTCCTCTTTTGTTAGGCTGTCCATGCTGATGTCCCCGGTATAAGCAATTAAGCGTTCACAGTTGACACGATAGCCTTTCAACGTGACTTCCGCCACACCGGCGGCTTTCTTCTCAAGTTCAAACAAAGAGAAGATTTCAGAGATGGTTTTTGTACTCTTCATTTTGATTTTCATGACCGTACGGAACCCCTTTTCTTTTCGTTTTATCCGTACGTTCAGCAAAGGGCAGAAAAAAAGAAGAAGCCCTGATAAATCAAGGCTTCTTCTAGGTTTGGTGGAGACGAAGAGGATCGAACTCTCGACCTTACGGATGCGAACCGTACGCTCTCCCAGCTGAGCTACGCCCCCATATACTGTGGATTTTCCCGGGCGACTAACAAAAAACCGCAA